TAGTCGGCCCGGCGCAGTATCTGTTCGAGCTCGGCGGGCAGATCGGTTGTTATGTGTTCGGCAAGGGACATTTTTATAAGATATTATCGCAACCGGGAATGTTTCGCTGAAGGGGCCCGACGAAAACCCCCTGGTGTAGGAACGTTTCTAACCTTAGATATCGATTCTTCCCTCACACCGTCTGAGCTGTGCTAATCTGGCATATGGTGCGATGAGAAACAGTTCTTATGACCGATAAAGAAGAAAATCCGCTTGAAACCCTCGATCCCGATGACCCGCGGGTTGCAGAAGATGTGCGGAAAATTGCGCATAGTGTAGCACGAAAGTTCGGGGAGGATTCAACCGTTGCCGAAGACATTGCACAGACCGCGATGGTTATTCTCCTCCGGGACAAGACAGCGTCTCACGACTACAGGGAAGTGGATTCCAGGAAGGCGTACCTGTGGAAGGTAATCTTAAATATTCACCATAAACAGTGGCGGCGTTCAGGCGCAGGGCTTACCATGTCTATCGACGATTCGTATGAAGCCGAACGACTTTCATACGAGTCCGACGTCGAGCAACAGATAGTAGAGAAAGAAAAAAAACTGATTCTTTCGCGTCTTATGAAACAGCTCAGCGACGACGAACGGACCCTGCTCCGCCTGCTGGTCCTTAATTACAACCAGAAAGAAATTGCCCTGCTCATGGGTATTTCTCATTCAAATTCGCGGAAAAAGCTTTCGCTGCTCAAATATAAACTCGCCGAAAAAATAGAGGAATTGCAGAATTCCTGAAACCTCGATCAAAAAAATATTCACACATAAGAAATTTTTGTTCTCTATATCAATAGAGCGATCCATAAGGGATCGCTAATTAAGTGGAGATGAATTATGTACAACTCTAAATTACCGAAACCGGGCAATGTAGGATATTATAGGCAAATAATTTGCTTATTTTTACGAAACATTGGGTGTCGGTTCAAATTAGACTGACAGAAAAGTGCCCGAATTTTTCACACTTTTCTTTTTCAGCGCTCTATTATAATAGAGAGAAATGGTTTTAGATTTCTTTCTTGCCGATAATACCTACATTCTCCGTAAATAAGGGAGGCAAAAAATGGAAGCATATAATAATAAAAGAAATACAGGTGCGCCACGCGGCGAACTAGCGTCCTCGGATCCCGTCGAAATTTCTGCCGCGAATAAAGAAATCGCGAAATGGGAGTTCTTTTTACCCGATAAGGATATAAGCAACCAGATATGGTTTCTTAGCGAAAAGATAGCTGCACATTACGAGGGGGAAAGGGATGAAAAGCTTTTTTTACCAGATCAGGACGCTTTCGAGGATATACCCGATATTACCGAGGAAGAGCGCGAAGAGGTAACAAACAACTTTAGCAAGAAAGCATGGCACGAGAAGTTGTTTAATAAAATTTCCGAGGTTTTATCGCACAATGAAGACCCGGAACTGGAGATGAACGACGATGAATACTCGGTCTTTTTTCAAAAACATGTCGCGGAAAAGATCTATGATCACTTTGCCATGCTCTGCAGGATCGCTAAAGCAGGGAAAAGGAAAAAGGAGTTTTCGCTGCTAAAAGAACTTACCGAGGAACTTGCTCCTGATCTTGGCCTGGGGTTGTATATCGAAAAGGAAACGTCTCAGGAGTTGATAGAAGCCTCATCCCAGGCACTGTATAGTTTGGCCGAAAATTTTGAATCGTGGTTTGTCGGTCGGAAGAAAGGCTTTTTCGAAGCTACATTTGGAGAAGTGTGTTCACTTGTATATTTTGTGGACAATCCTGAAGAGGTTGCCGGCTATGAGGGCCTGTTGGTTCTGGCAGCGGATGTAAGCCAGGAGAATAAGGTCCGGAACAACATGGCGAAAAAACGGAGGTCCGGGCAAGCCGCGTCCGCGTGACGATATGAGGCGGGCGGGGTGGCCCAGTTCCACCGCGTAGTATGAAGCGAAAACAGGCTGTTCTATTTCAAGGAACAGCCTGTTTGTTTTTTTGTCGCGGAAAAGCTATAGTACCGTAAAAAAAAAATAGGAATATAATTAAACGGCCCTGACCGCCGTGCAAGTTTATTATGGCTCCCATCAGAATACTTCACGCCTCAGATCTCCATTTGGCGCACAAGGAAAAGCAAAGATCGTTTCCGGATAAGTTTAGTGACGGGTTACGGAGAACCCTGCGCGAGGTAAAACAAAAAACCCGGTCTAAAACAAGTCTCATATCGGCCCTCGGTTCGATCTGGTCCGACCTGGAAGCCATGGCCTCATCTTACGACGTTTCAATTTTAAAGCGTTTTGCAGAGTTTGTGTCGACGGAAGTGAATAACAAGCGGCTGGACGGTGTGATACTAACGGGCGATATCGCAACTACCGGCGACCCGAAGGATATCGACAGGATCGACAAATTTTTTAACGAGCCCCCGCACCCGGACCCGGAACGTGCTTTCATAGGAAGGAAGTCCAGACAAGCGACACTTTCGTTTATTTCGCCGCCGGACGTCTTTTTGAAATTCTTTGCCGGAAACCACGACCGGTACGTTCGTAGAAGGACGTTCGGCAAAACACGAAAATGGAAGCTCCCACTGATCGTTCGGAAGGTTTTCGACGTCGGCGGGACCGAGTTTGACCGGATCAGGTTCAAAAAAGACACGGCGCCTAAAACTCGTCCGGTGGAAGCGTTTTCTAAGGAAAAAGACCTGGGAGGCGGCCGGAAGCTTGTGGTATGGGTCCTGATGGCCGATTTTACCCTCAAGGATTTTGACGATCATGAGCAGGTTTTTGGCTGGCTTGCCCAGGGAAAGGTCTATGAGAGGGCGCTCGAGATCCTCGTCGATCTGACTGAAAGAGTGAAGGCGGGAAAAGACCCGGATAAGCACCAGTGCATTCTCTGGGCGTGCCACTTTCCGCCCCAGTTTCCAAACGCCAGGCTCCACAGCACCTTGCTCGACGGCGACAAGCTCATAAAAGCGGCGAACGACCTGGGTGTCAGGGCGATCCTCACAGGACATACCCATGAGCAAACTCGGTTTTCGCGGCCGGGCATGCAAACGGAAGTCATTTGCTGCGGCACCACCACCCAGTTCGAGCCGAATTCAAGACCGGGAGGGCGTTACGAAAACGACCTGACAAAGGGCAACCATTTCCAGATCCTGAACATAGACGTGGAAAAGGGCGGGAAAATCTCGTTAACGGTAGAAAATTATCGTTACACGCATAGCCAATCCTCGGGAACGGAAGACGACGGCATGGTCAGCGGCCACGGTATCGATCAGACCGGATGGAAGCGGATCTAACTATCCACCGACCCGCAATGCAATAAAAACCTTATAAATCCACCAATTCCTCGTGAGTTATAAAAATCACCATTTCCTCACGAGCTTTCTTCGCGTAATCTCATTCGTGTATGAGCGCTAAGCCCCCGGCGAATCAGCCCGACAACCAACAACAAAATAACAACAAGAATTTGGCAGACGGCCAGGCGGCCCCCGCTGATACGAGCGCCCTGCTCTATACCGAAAGCGATCTTGCGGCCCGGGCCGAGGAATTGAAACGCGCCGGTACCGATGCTCTCCAGACGGAAAACGAGGAACTCAAAAAAAGCCTGCGCCTGCGTGACGCTCGCGACGAGATCACCGCCGCGCTGAAAAAAGCCGGAGCGAGATCGCCCGAGCTGCTCTTTAACTCGGCGAAGGAATCGCTGCAGTTCGACGACGAAGGAAAGGTCACTAACTCGACCGCGCTGGTCGAGAGGCTCCAGGGCAAGTTTCCGGAACAGTTCGGGTTTGAAGCACCGGCCGGGTCAATCGATGGCGGCGCCGGGAAAAACGCGGACACGAACTACCTGACAAAAGAAAAGCTGTCCAAAATGACAGCCGCCGAGATATCCAAGCTGGATTGGCAGGATGTTAGGAAAGTCCTGGCGGAGAGTTAACCGGGTTTGCCGAGTTACCCAAGTTACCCGAGTTTGAGTCTTCGGATCTTTTAAATTGCCGTCTGCTTTAGCTGACGGTTAGTAAACATAAAAAACATCTTCCGGCGTTAGCCGGACCGGATTTGGGCTAAAGCCCTGAAAGTTGTCAGGGTCCCTAACCGTTGGCTAAAGCCAACGGCAATTTAAATCAACCCCACGGCTAAATTCAAATGTCGCTAGCGCGACCGTTCGGGCGGATCTGCCCGGCGCTCCAATCAAAAATAACGCTTCGTTAAAGAGTGCCGGCAAGATGCCGCCACGACAGCCGCCAGGATGGCGGCGCTACACCACAGACAAAAAATTATGGCACTGAATTTTATACCTACCGTATGGGCGGCGAGATTGCTCGTTGCATTGGAAAAGGCCCTGGTTTACGCGCAGGACGGAACCGTCAATCGCGATTACGAGGGCGAGATAAAGGAATCGGGCAACACCGTGAAGATCGGCTCGATCGGCGAAGTGAACATCGGCGATTATGTGAAAGACACAAACATCTCCGACCCCCAGATACTCACCGACCAGGACCAGAGCCTCGTTATCGATCAATCGAAATATTTCAATTTCTATGTCGATAGCGTCGACCGCGCCCAGCAAAACGTAAACGTCATGGATGAGGCCATGCGCCGCGCCGCCTGGGCCCTTCGCGAAAAGGCCGATACGTTCATCGCCGGGATCATGGATACGGCGGTGCCGGCCGGCAGCAAGATCGGATCGACCACCACGCCGAAGATCCCGACCAAGGACGATGCATATGAATACCTGGTCGACCTGGGCGTGCTGCTCGATGAGACCGATACTCCGATCGACGGTCGTTTCGTCGTCGTGCCGGCATGGTTCCACGGGCTTCTTTTAAAGGATGAGAGATTTGTGAAGTCGGGAAGCTCGAGATCGGACGCGACCCTCGCCAACGGCGAAGTAGGCGAAGCGGCCGGCTTCAAGATCCTGAAATCCAACAACGTTCCGAACACCACGGGAACGAAGTATAAGATCATGGCCGGTCACAGCATAGCCACGGCTTACGCCGAACAGATCGTCGATCTGCAAACATACAAACCGGAAAAACGGTTCGGCGACGCGGTCAAGGGGCTTCATGTCTACGGCGCGAAGGTCGTGCGGCCGAATGCGCTGGCGGTGTTGATAGCGAATAAAGCTTAGTTCTTTGAGTTTGTGAGTTCGTTGAGTTTATTGAGAAAGAAAGATTTCTTCTCAAAGAACTCAATGAACTCAACGAACCCAACAAACTTCCGGGCCTTTGGCCCGATCAAGTTCAGGGGGGCGGAGAGAGGGAGGAATTTCGGACGCATAGAACGATCGCCTACTAAAAGATGCCCCCGCTGAGTAATTACTAAAAATGAGAGCTGAAATAATCAGTATAAGCAACGGCAGCCTCCAGGGCAGCAAGATATCGATGGTCCGTGGCGACACGCTCGAGATCACGCTGCGCGTGCTGCGCGACGACGATTCGCCGATCCTGCTCAATCGTTTCGAGGGATACGGGGGGTCGGGGAATGAGCGCGCCCCGGAGGCGGCGACCAATCATCGCCTTTCGATGGAGTTCACGGCGCCCTTAAAAGACGGCGGCGATATCCGCGTGATCTATCGCACGACCCAATCTGCCCGGCAGGTGCTCTATGGCACCACCGACGAATTGACCGTGCTTATCGATCAGAGGCTGACCCGCCGGCTGCCCGCGCCCCTGGCCCTGAATTTCGATATGCAGATCACGGAGTTCAACGGTGACAGTCGCCGCATGAGCACTATCTACCAGGGCGTGCTGCAGGTCGATAAGGACATTACTTCAACGTACTAGTTAGCCGAGTTCGTTGAGTTTATTGAGTTCTTTGAGTTCGTTGAGGAAAAACGGTTCTTCTTAACTCAATAAACTCAATAAACTCAACGAACTCAATAAACTAATTTTATGACCCCGATACAAAAGATCGGCCGGATGACGGCCTCCGATTCGGAACCGGTACTTGCCGTGGAAGACCTCGAGCAGCTGCTCGCGGACAGCGGGCGCCCGGATGCGGCCGGCCGGCCGCCGACCGACCTCAACTGGACCCCGACCTACGATCTCAATGCCGCAGCGGCCGAAGGCTGGCGCTGGAAAGCTGCCCGCGCCGGGGAACTGACCTCGGTGGACCTCGACGGCACAAAACTATCGGCCGAACAGATCTTCGACCACTGCGAGCGGATGATCCAGGTCTATTCGAGACGAATGAAAGCCACTGTCGATTTTTGATCTTAGACCTTTGATCTTTGATTCAAACAGGATGGACAGGATTAACAGGATAAAAAAAGAAAAGAAATTCACAGGGATAAAACGGATGGAAGGGATAAAACCATTCCTATCCCCTGTATCCCCTCCATCCCTGTAAAAAATAACGCCTTATCCTGTATATCCTGTCCATCCTGTTAAATATCCCGTCGAAGAACAATGAAAGCCGAAACCTACCGAAACCTGACCACCGGCGCGCTCGACCGGCTCCGCATACAGATCTTCGGCGACGAATCGCTAAAACTGTTTCAGATCACACCGGAGACCGGCGAGGCCGAGGTGGCCGAGCTTACCGAAAACTGGGGAGGCCGGCGGCTGGTAGCCACGACCGACGCCGGACGCGCCGAGGCGGGCGCCTGGCAGTTCCAGGTAAAGGCCGAAGACGATTGGCAAACCTCGCAAACCTATATGTCGCAGGTGGTCGCGCTCAGGGTGGGCGGCCGGAGATGGAAAGTTAAAAAGATCGAAACGCCGGTCGGGAACGTGCGGGTGTGGAAGATCAAGGCTGAAGTTCAATAGTTCATTGAGTTTATTGAGTTTATTGAGTTAAGAAGGACCGGGTTTTCTCAACAAACTCAATGAACTCAACGAACTCAACAAACTAAAAAAGCGAACTCAACAAATTCACACAAATGCTCGACGTAAAAATCGACAACAAGATTCCCGAGTTGTTTCAAAAACTCGAAGCCGCGGTTTCCAGGTTTGTCCAAACCTCGGCCGCCGATATCGGCGAAGCAGCGCGGGTTGCGATGAACGCGCCCAAATCCGGGCGCTTCTACGGCGCGCACCGGGCATCGGCCCCGGGCGAAGCGCCGGCCAGCCGCTCCGGCAAATACCTTTCCAGCATCGAGGTATTAGAGGGCGCCAGCCTCGAGGCAATGGTAGGCGTGAATGTTCCTTACGCGCCGGTCCTCGAATACGGGCTCAACCGGCCGCTGTGGGGCCGGGTCCTGACCGAGAAGCTGCCGACGCTCGAGACGAAGCTCGACGATGAAATCGCTGGACTATGAAGGCAAATAATGAGCGGCGCAGGGAAATGAGCTGCACGCGGAAACGGGCTTTTCAAACCGAAAGTTATGCTGCGATGTACCTTGAAAATGTACTAAAGCGCGCGGGCGAGATGGATGTTTACCGGTGCGGATTCTGCGGCGAATACCACCTTGGCCACCGTCCGCGGGGCGGAGTTTATAGAGTTCGTTGAGTTTATTGAGTTCGTTGAGAAAGAGAAATTCCTAGCTCAACGAACTCAACGAACTAACAAACACATATGGATAAACAGATACGTTTAGCCCTAAAACTGATCATCTCGACCCTCTACCCTGAGGCGCGGGTGTTTGCCTGGAATGCGCTCTCGCACGATCTGGGCGAATGGGCCGGTATGTTTCGCACCGTATCGAGCGGCACTCACGGCTGGATCATAAAGCGCTCCGGCGCCAAGGCCGAGTGGAAAAACGGCCGCCGCGATCGGAAGACCGCCATTTACGATGTGTGGGGATTCTATGCTTTCAACGCGGGGAACGAGGACGACAATTCCGATAACGAGTTTTCCGAGATCCTCGACGCCGTGTACGAGGCCGTAAAGATGAGCCCAACCCTTGAGCTTGCCGGTGTCGAGGGCCACTCACTGCTGCAGATCGCCGCCAACACGACGATCGATACCGGCGAGGAGACCCTGCATTTTGCCCAGTGCCGGCTGGAAGTGAACCTGTGCTGTTAGCGCAGGGTCCAAGGTCCAAAGTCCAAAGTCCAAAGTCGGATGACGGACGCTCGGTCTTGACCTTGGACATTGGACTTTGGACTAACTTTAAAACCTTGAATTTTAACGAACTGAAAAACTATGAGAACTGAAAACACCCAAATAGCAATTTCCACCGCGTGCGAATCCACGTTCAACACGCCGAAAACGAGCGCCAGCGATTTCGAAGGCCTGCCCACGACCGAGCCCTTTTTTCTTCTACCGAAGGTTGAAAAGGTAAACGACGCGGGCCGCGTCGGCCGAAACGCCCCGACGCATCTCTGCAATACTTACTGGTCGCACGGCGAGGTCTCGATCAAAGACGACGTCGACACCAACGTGCCGGCGAAGCTTCTCCGGCGCGCGCTCGGCGGGGCCTCGACTCCCACGCCCGTGGCCGCCGGCGTTTACGATCACAACTTTACTATTCTGCCGCCGCAACTGGGCGACGTTCTGCCTTCATTCAATATTGTGGCGATCCTCGGCGCGTCCGATTTCCTGCTTTCCGGTTGCATGACCGACAGCATCAAGTTTAGCCAGAAAAACGCCGAGCGCGTGCAGTATGAGGCAAACCTGGTCGGCAGCGGCAAATTCACCAACCCCTCGGGCATCACTCCCTTTCCGGCGATGGCGAACACGCCCTGCATGGACGGTTTCAAGGTCGAGGTGAAGTATACCGATGCCGACTCGACGGTCGTTAATCTCTCTACCCTTGGCAAGGTCGTCGAATGGATGGTAGAGCATAAAAACAATATCCGCCGCGACAAGCGCCGGACCGGCGACCCGATCCAAACGATCGTGAATGTAGGAAGCGCGGCCCACGCCCGCAAGCAGCCCCGCGGAAAATATGAAACGACGGCGCAGCTCACCGTGGATTTTAACGATCTCTCGGACTGGAACAAGTCTATAAAGAACGAGCAGCTGACCAATCTGAGCTTTCTTATCCCGGGCCCGCAGATCGGCACCACCATTTATCGTCACGAATTCGAAATCATCATCCCGCTGTTCAGCTTTGAGACGCCCGACACCGGTGACGACGACGGCGACGCGACCACACCGATCAACATCGTCTGCCTGGAAGACCCGGTAACCAAAGGGACCATGAAAGTGCGGATCAGGAATGCGACGTCGACCCTGGTCTAAAGACGTCCAAAGTCCGTAGTCCAAAGTCCAAAGTCCCAAGTCGGACGAACGTTTTTGACCTTGGACTTTGGACCTTGGATCTTGGACTTTTGAGAAAATTTTATGCCAAAAAAAATAACAAAAACAACCGAAGAATTGACCGAGGAATTCTTTGCGCTCGAGCGCACGGAATATGAAAAACGCGTGCCCGCGGCGTTTCCGCGAGTACCGGTAGCTAAGTTAACCGGGTTAACCGAGTTAACCGAGTTAACCGAGTTGACCGAGTTGCCCGAGGAGGGGCCCGAAGTAATGGAAGAACTGCCGTTGGAGAAACCGGGCAAATGATCCGATTTGGGATTTTTGGATTTTGTATTGCAGGACAGACCGACGCAAGGTCCTCAGCCTCGTTCACGAGGCTTCCCCGAAGGGCCATTAGCCACGCGCTTTAGCGCGTGGTCAAAGGTGTAGGAAAACGAGAGGGCGTTTTAACGTCCTTCCAAACACGCTTTAGCTAAAGCTCTTTCCAGGTAAGGACGCTGAAGCGCCCTGATCGATCGATTGCGTATCCATACCACGCCGTAAACGGCGTGGTATGGATACGCCGGGCGCGGAAGACGGCTGAAGCCGCCTATATAAGGAGACATATATTTTGAACGAAGAAGTTTTGGAAATTGAAGAGAACCACCCCGCCGCGGATGAACGTGGGCGAGTCGCCCGCGGGACATCCGCCGAGTCGGCGGCGGTACAGGGCTACCAGCTCGACTGGCAGGACGCCGAGATCCGACTTGCGAAGGGGCGGTTTACGCATACCTTGTCACGGCCATCCGCAGAGATGATGATCGCCCGCGAGGACGAGCTCCAGCCCGAGATCCCGATCGCCAAGGACGGGAGCTTTGCCCTGCCGGATTCGACCTCGCAGGAGGAAACCGACGCCAAATACTACGACCGGATCGTCATAAAAACCGAGGGCTACACCGCCGAGGTCCCGACCGCTCACAAGGCGGCCGCCTTCCAGGGGCTCTTTCGCCGCGAGATCTATCTCGACCCCGAGTGCGATATTTTCGGCGACGAGGTCACGATAATTGAAGAGATCGGCGGATCGGACGAGCCGGATTTCACCGTTCGCCACACTTTGCGCCAGCCGACCGAGGCCGAACTCAAAAAATGCCGGCAAGGGTCGTCCGGCGGGCGCCTTTTGCCCGACAAGCGCGGTCGGCAAAAGCTTGTTACCTCGTCGAACCTTCGCTCGGCGATGCGGTTTTACAACACCTGGCTGGTCCGGATCGAGGGCGCGACCGCGGGCGGAAATACCTTCTCCCCCGATAAACGGGATGACTTTGTCGCCCTGGTCGACCCGCTTATCCAGCGCAAGGTCGTTACCGTCCTTGTCGACGAACTGACCGGCGGATTATTGGACTAGCCGAAGCTCTCGCCGCTCATTTCTGCGGCCATATCGACTGCGTCAACCAGACGAAAGGCGAGAGCTGCCCCGGTTCCCCGGAATGCCGGGATACGCGCGGAATGCCGCTCAACCGGTACTCCGCAACCCAAACCGAGGATGAAATATGCAAGGGCTGCCGGCTGCTGCCGACCAAGCCGGAGGCGGTGCCCGAGGAGCTGCAGGGGTTTATATACCTGGCGCTTAGCCTCTCGGAACTTGAGCGCGCGGGCGCGAAATTCGATTACCCCGGCGCGCTGAGCCCCCTGGAATGGGACCTGCTTCGCGGGCTGGTCCGGGGCCGCGAGCGGGCCGAAAACCTCCGGCAGGAACGCGAGCGCGCCGATGAGAGGCTGCAGGAGAAGAAAAGAAGATAGGAAGGAATTCACCACAGAGTCACCGCAGGACACGGAGGAAAACAAGAGGTTAACAGGGATACCAGGATGGACAGGGATATTTTATTAAAAATCGCGATTAAGGATAGGTTCTATCCATTCCATCCTGACATCCCTGTAAATTCTTCTCTGTGTCCTCTGAGTCTCTGTGGTGAATCTTCTCTTCAAATCCGCAATCCGAAATCCCAAATCCCAAATTGAACTATGGCTGCTCATTTTACAATTACAATTGGCGCAGATACCCGCGAGTTTACTCCTCCTGTCAACGAGGTGAAAAAAAAGGTCGAGGAGGTGAAAAAAGAGGTCGAGTCGCTCGCCAAGACCAAACTCGAGGAGCTTTCAAAAAAATTCACTGACTGGGCCGGCAAGATCAAGGCGGTCGGCGAGGCCCTCTCGAAGGTGGGTAAAACGCTGACCGACAGCCTCACCACGCCGATCTTTAAATTTACCGGCCTCGATAAGCTTTCGAAGGAGGTGAACGAAAAACTCGGGAAGCTCAGCGAAAGGTTCAAGACCGTCTTCTCCAAGCTCTTCGAGCCCGTTATACCGGTGGTCACGAAGGCCATAGACTGGCTTATCGGGATGATCGACAAGCTCATAACCTGGTTCGACAATGCGCCCGCGGGCGTAAAGGTTTTCGTCGCCGTGCTCGCGGGTATCGCCATGGCGATAGGCCCCGTAATAGGCGCGGTCGGCACCGCACTCACGGCCATCGCGGGATTTGTCACGGCCCTTGCCGGGATCGCCGCCTCCGGGACCGTCGGCATTGTGGTCGGCGTGATCGCCGCGGCCATTGCCGGGCTGGTCGCCGGGATCGGCATTGCCATCGGTGTGGTCTACGCGCTGAAACAGGCTTGGGACAACGGGTTCGGCCCTATCGCATCGGTCGTCGCCATCGCGGTCGGCCTTATCATGGCCGCGCTTTTGCCGATCGTCGGGCTGCCTGTGCTTATCGGCGCGGTCGCCATGACCATCTACGAGATGTGGGCGACCAATTTCGGGGGCCTTCAGGAATTTACCGCGATAGTTTGGGCCAAGGTCCAGGAATACGTCGCCATCGCGATGGCCGCGATCAAGCAGCTGGTCGACGATATCGGCGGCGATATCGTTGCCTGGTGGAATGAAAATTACCCCCTGATCCAGCAGACCGTCCAGACCGTATCGGATGCGATACGCGCCTATATCCAGAATTTTCTCAACAATGTAAAGGCTTTCTGGGACCTCCACGGCGAGCAGATCATGTCGGTCGTCAAATCGATCTGGAGCATCATCTCGACCATCGTCCGCACCGGCGTGAACGTTATCCTCGGCGTGGTCCGGATGGTGATGCAGATCATTAACGGCGATTGGGCCGGCGCCTGGAACACGGCGCTCAGCATCGTCCAGAAGATCAACAGCGCCATTTGGAAGATCCTCGGAGAGCTCGGGAATATCGTCATCAAGGCCCTCGCGTTTGTCCTTACCGAGATCGCGAACTGGGCGATCAAGGTCGGCCAGATGGCCGAGAAGATCGGCGAGAATATCGTCAACGGGATCATCAACGGCATATCGGCGCTGGCCGACACCCTGAAGAATTACGCCAGGAATCTTATCACCAGCTTGTTCGGGGTGATGAACAACGCCGCCGAGACGCGCTCGCCCTCGCAGGTCACGACCCGGATGGGCATGTTTATCGGCCTCGGGCTGGTCGACGGGCTCAATAATGCCGCCCCGCTGGTAAACGCGGCGGCGAAAAAGATGGTCGACTCCTCTCTGGGCAATATGGGCAAGGAGGCGCAGCAGGCGGTCAAGGAATTCCAGGCCATGGCGGGCTCAACCGCGCAGCAGCAGCAGGATATCGTAACCATCGCTCAATTCGGCCAGGGCAAATCTAATCTCGATGAGCTGATCAAGCTCCGCGCCGAGCTCAACCAAAACGTCAACCAGGCGCTGCCCAACACGCTGGCCGGTGTCAACGCCGAGCTGGACGAGCTGGGCAAACAAAAGCGGGGCATAAAGGACGCCGCCGACATGCTGGCGCAGTTCGACGCTGCCAAAAAGAAACTGGTCGAGACCGGTCTCGCGAACAACATGCAGATCCAGGGCGAGATAAACCTTCTGCAGGCCCAGATCGCCAATAATTACAAGCTCAGCGAGGCCGAGCGGCAGCGTATCAAAGACCAGACCGAGGTCGAAAAATACAAGGCGAGCCTGCGGAAGGAAGGGTTTAACGATGGAGATATCGCCGCGCTTGCCGCCGAGCTCGAGCTGCAGCAAAAACAGACCGAGGCGCTCCGCGCCACGCTTAGCGCCAAGCAGGACCTGATCGCCGCCAACGAAACCTACAACTCCGCGGTCGCGCAGATGACCTCTACACTCGACGCGCTCAATGTCCAGCTTGGGCTCAAAAAGGCCGCGACCGAGCTAGACCGTCTCGAAACGCTGCTCCAGACCGACGCTTACAAGAATCTTAACGAGGAGCAGATCAAAAACCTCAGGATCATGGCCGAGCAGATCGACCAGAAGCGCAAGGACGCCGCGGCCCAGGAAGAGGCCAAAAAGAAATTCGGCGAGTTCAAGGATTTCATCAAAGAGTCGCTCAACACCCTCGTCAACGACGGCTTTGGCGCGATGTTCAAGAGCATCTTTAATAAATTCAAGAAGATGCTGATCGATATGGCCGTCGAGTGGATCACTTCCAAGCTTTATAAGCTGATCTTTAAGGATGGCCAGGCGACGGGCACGGGCAGGGGCGGCGGTATCGGCGGGATACTCCAGTCGTTCCTCGGCCTCTTCGGCATCGGCAAAAAAGGCTCGAGTTCGTCCGCGGCGGATGGCGGCGGTGGTGGTGACGCTCCGAAGGTCGGCAGTTTCGGCGGGTTATTCGACCCGAAACCGAATATTTTGAACGGGGGCAAAACCAGCGCCCTGGCCGGAAAGATGAGTGGTATCGGCGCCCTGGCCACCTTGGCCGGAAGCATCATCGGCGGCCGGGTCGGGGGGATCATGTCGATGGCCGGTACGGGCATGTCGATCGGTGCGATGTTCGGGCCGTGGGGCGCGGCTATCGGCGCCGGAGTAGGCGCGCTGGTCGGTCTCTTTATGGGCGACCCCAAGAAGAAGGTCGACAAGAAAGAGAACATGCCCAAGCTGCAAAAGGGCTTTACCGACGCCATGCAGCAGCTCCGTGATCTGATGAACGACCGCAACGCGCTCTTCGGCGACCCCGAAGGCGCTGTGGCCAAGGCGATGGAGATCCGCGGGGCGATAGCCTCGGGTTTCGGCATCGAGTTCCAGTCGAAGAAGTATAAGAAAGAGGCGGCGAAACTGATCGCGACGAAGCTGATCGAGGCCGACCAGCTCATTAAGCAGATCAAGGAAATGGCCGACATGGCGCGCGCCGCCAACAGCGTAAATACCCGGCTCGAGGCCGAATTCGCGACCGGCGTATTTGCCGACCGTGCGTTCATCCGGCAGCACGCCGATTTCAAACGCCGCAACGGGCTGCTCGCCGGCGGCTGGACCGGACGCGACACGCTGCCCTCGATGCTGGCCGCGGGCGAGATGGTGCTCAATCCGAAGCAGATCGACCGCGTTAGGTCCAACGCCGGGTTCGACGCCTTCCGCGGCGCCGGTATCCCGAACTACGCTTCGGGAACGTTTGTCGGGAGCGGTCCAGTTGCTAACGCGCCGACCGCCGCGGCCCAGCCGGTGACGGTCCAGATCGTGCTCAACAATTCGGGCATCGTCGAATCGGACATCAAGGGCGTGCTCGTAAACGGCCTGAAACAGCCGGACGTCCAGGTCGAATTGGTCAAGGCGTACGACAAGGGTAAAACCCGGGCCCGGAGTTGATCGAGAAGCAATTTAAACAGGATGAACCGAATGGGAAGAAAGTTTACAGGGATGAAAGGGATGGAAGGGATAAATCAGGTCAGAACCGGGAGCGGTAGAGACCGGGTTCTTCAAATCCGCGATTCCAAATCCGCGATCCGAAATCGATCTATCCCCTGTATCCCCTCCATCCCTGTAAAAACGTTTTTTATCCTGTCTATCCTGTCCATCATGTTTAAATTCGCCCCAATCCCAAATCCGAAATCCCAAATCCCAAATTGACCTATGCCTCGTACCCTTAACTCAAATCTCGCGCAGATCCTGCCCGCGTACAAACGCCGCGACACGCTCGATATCTATCTGAACAACGGCCAGACGCTGCGCCTTTCGCGCGGGAAGGTGATACGCGGGTCGGTGCTGTTTTACGAAAACTGGATCCGCTCGGTCGACGAGCTTCGTTTCTCGACCGAAAGCTCCATCGATCGCATCACAATCACCTGCCAGAACGTCAATTCCACCCTCGGTTTCAACCTCGCCAGCAATCTCCGGCTGCTCGATTACGCCCTCGCCGATTACGGCAAGATATACGAATCGCTCCGCATCCCCGGTCTCGTCGAGGACTATCCGCAGGTGTTCCGCGGCGTGCTGGCCAATGCCGAATCCGACGAGCAAAATATCAGCTTCGAGCTGATCGTCGACTACGAATCGCTCGGCGCGATCGTTGCCTCGCGGGCGCTCAGCCCCCGCTGTTGGTGGACCTACAAGAACGGCGTCGAGTGCACCTCCACGAGCGGCGAGGCAACCTGCCCGCAAACCCGCAGCGCGTGCGTCAAGCGCGGGGTGGAAAAGGACTTCGGCGGCTGGGAGGCTTTTATCGAGCCGGTCTCGAGCCCTCCTGGAAGCGGCGGCAATGAAGGCGGCGGCATCGGCGGCGGCGGTACGTGCTTCACGCTCGATACGCCGGTTTGGACCCCGGACGGCGATATCCCGATCGGCGAGCTTACCCCGGGCACGCGGATCGTTTCATTCAACGAGCAGACCGGTGAGCTCGATTTTAACGACCGGGTTACCGAGGTTTTGGACCATGAAGCTGCCGGTTACTACACATTCGAGTTTGAACATGGTGAGTTGAACGTCACGCCCGAGCACCCGCTGCTTGTCGCCGATAACATATTCGTCTTAGCAGATATGTTTCAGTTGGGCGACACGGTCAGGGTGGTAAAAGAGGGGTGGAGGGACTCGGCGCTCCGGAGCATCCGCTGGAATTCCGACGTGAAGGCAAAGGTCCGCAACCTCCACGTTCGCGGTAATCAGACGTACTTCGCCAACCGCTGCGCCGTGCATAATGTGAAGCCGCTGCAATTGTAAGAATGAGAAGCCGGAATATTTTTTCAACGCAGAGAACGCAGAGAACGCGGAGAAGAATAAACACTTTTCATCCCTCTGCGTACCCTGCGTTCTCTGCGTTGACCTTCTTCAAATCCCAAATCCCAAATCCCAAATCCGAAATGTACCATGACAATTAACCATTTGAAGAATCGTGATTCCCAGCAAAAGACCCTGACCGTGGCCTTCGGGCGTCACGCGGTCAAGGGCCATCTATGCTGGTCGCAGACCGAGGGCGCCAGTCCCAGCCACCGGATCGTCGCCTACAACGCGCTTGGCGAGGGCGAGTGGGATGCGTGCGAGGCGGCCTATTACCGTGGGATCTATATGCTGCCGGGCGATATTCATTTTCACCCGGGCTCGCTGGCCACCGGTATGAACACCCCTCCGCAGGACGTCGACTCGTATTTTACAAAGGACGTGCCGCACACCCGCACCGCTGC